CGAGACGTTGCATAAAAGGAGAAAAGCAGGCAGCAGGCCGAAAATGGCCGGAATCCGCGCCGTTACAACGTTTTTGATTGTCATGATTGTTAACATAATCATTTTTTTCGGACGCAAAAATGTATAAAGGGCGTATGATTATGCAGAAAAAAGTATTGAGAAAAGCGATTCCATATATTCTGTTTCTTGTTTATGTTACTGTCACATCACTTACAGCTATGCTGCCTTTTGTACTCACAATGGATGATGCAGAAATCTTATTTTACGGTGGATTTTTTCTAAGCGCCACTTTATTGGCATTTTATTTTAGAAGTGTGGTTGAGGCAAAAGAGTAGATTCCTGCAACCTTTCGTCGGCGGTTGCTACGATAGCAGCCGCCTCCTTTTGGCCTATTTTTGATGTCGAAAAATGTCGAAGTATTACATTTATGGCATCATCTGAAATTTTTTGATTGACTTAAAGGCTAAAACTCGGTACTTTGGTCTTAGGAGTCGAAAATAGGAACGCTTGTTCTTAACCCTGCCATGAAGAAACCGGCACGGATTGGCCCCCAGTGCCGGTTTCAAAGAGAAGCCGCGCTTTTGGCCCCCGCGCGGCTTCTTAACCCATGGTAGGGTACGACTCATGTTTCTGTCAAACTTTTTTTAACAGCATGTACCATAATTTTAATTTTTAGGGGCTGTCCTATGCGGGCAGCCCTTTTCTTTGGGGCGCCATCATTTAGGCGCTCATTATTTTTGCGGGAGGTATGAGTTATGGGGCGCATCATCAATCAAAAAATGATTAACCTGCCGAATGGCTACGCTATCGCAATCAAAAAAGAAAAAATTTCACATGTTGGGCGCTCTATCTATCGGGATTTTGACAGTGAGCAGATTGTGCTGGAGATTGTGGATCGACGCCAGGACAAAACCACGAAAAGACTACCAATACCTGCCAGCGCAACCGAAGAAATCGCGGAATTTTTCAAGAGTTAAATTTTTGGAGGAAAAATGCTTTCGGATCGCCTCGTGATACATCGTCTGCTGGAACATTGGGGAATTGACTTGAAGTTATCGCCCGAATTGTCCGTAGGTTTGACTGTTAGCTTACTGGTTATTTCTTTACTGGTTTTAGTTTTCATTAAGCCCTATAAAGGGCAGTCGTCGCCGGAAAAATAACATTCACTTACAAGTAAGTGTTTAAAAAGCTGCACCCAAAAAGGGGGGAGTGCTGTGTTCGATAACATTTGCTTGCTGCTGCTGGCTCTCTTGGTTTTCGCCCTGTCCGTTGTTTGCGGCATTCATGATTGAGTGAAACGTTTTAATAGCTTAAAACGATCAAATTGACCAATATTTTAGCCTTTCGTACTCTTTTCTCGAAGAGTGGGGGTGCAGGAATTGGATACGCAGACACAAAGTACCTCGCAACCCATAGACAACCAACAAGCAGCGCAGCCGGACAGCACGGCGAGTACGAGCAGCCAGCAAACGTCAAATGCAACCGATTGGCAAGAAGTTGCGGAGCTGATCGCCAACGAGATCGAGAAGAAGCAGCCGGCATATGAAACGATCACCGCAGATCACGGAACATTTACCGGCGAGCTGCGCGTCGTGCATCAGGTGACGACGGGCGATTTGCTTGTCAGCTTCCTTCTTGGACTCGTGATTGCGACCCACTTGGTTCGTTGGTTGTTCCGGGCAGTCTGGGGAAGGTGAGAGCATGTCAGGTATGCAGATCGCAGAAGATTACAGCCAGATGGCAGCCGTGATTATCGTCGTTGTGGTGCTCACGTTCTGGATCAAACGGACTTTAATGTCGTGGAGTGGTAGCCGTGATTGATGACGCGCTGCTTTACTTACTGGCTGACAACGACATGCGCACGATTGGATTCACCTTCATTCTTTGCATGACGCTTATTTTTTCACTGATTTACTACTGGAGGGCTTGGAAGTGAATTTTTCGACGCTGATCGACTGGTCCTTTTTCTGGAAAGTCTTTCAAAATTTTTTATACAGCGTCATGCCTTTCGCGCTCATCTTGGTAGCAATTTTTTGCTTGGGACTGCTCCTCAGTGTGGTCATCAGTTCGGTAAAGAAAGCTTCCAGTAAGGGGTAACCCCCCATGAAAAGATGGCTGCTATTGTTCCTAACCCTTTTCTTCTGGGTTGTACCGGTTCACGCAGAAACTACGTACAAATTCGATTATCATTTTAACCCGTGGGACCCCAGCCATCCCTGGTTTAATGGCTCAGGTAACAGCGTTTTAAAGTTAGGGGCTTACGAGATTGTCGACACGGGGGACGCTTCATCGGGTTACTACTTTGAGGTAACCAACGCCTACTATCCGTTTGCTGTAAAAGAGTGTGACACTGGGTGCTCATCTTATTTGCACGCTCAAATGAGCAACGGAAAGTATGTCTATCGGATAGAGAAATTTAGCGCCGTGGGAAAAAAATATGAGTTTTACCACGTGCAAGAAAACACCAATCCAGGAGGCGGAACAGGTGGAGGAACACCACCCGACCCAGGTGGAGGAACGCCACCCGATCCGGGAGGGGGACGCCCTGGTTTGACTCTTCCAAAAGTGAACCTCATTAACGATCCCTCTTTTCTAGGGACGCTTTGGAACTATTTAGATTCCGTTTTTTACTTGGGGATGCCTATTCTCTTGATTGTTGTCGCCTTGTTTGTAGTGGAATTGGTTCTCCATATGATTATCGACATAGCAAAAAGGCGAAAAGAAGATGACGACGACGATGATGATTGGTAGCCAACGCTGCCATTCACATAAACATTAAATCTTTTTAAGGGAGGAAATAAAGTGGCTCTCAACCTGAATACAAACGTAGGCTTCACACCTTCTGACCTTTTTGAATCTGCAATGTCGCTGGCTGCGAACTTTTGGCCGTTCCTTCTGATGGGTCTGGCGTTCGTAGTGGGGCCGTGGATTTTCGACATCATCGTATCTGCCGTGAAACGCGCTCGCTCCAAACGGGCGGCAGCGTAAAACAGAGAAGCGTGCAGCTCGCACGCTTTTTCTGTATCAGATGGTGATGGAAATTAAAGCCTTAAAAAACATCACCAAGGGGGTGAGTAAACGTTGCGGCTAAAAATTCTCCTCTTTCTGCTGTGTTTCCTAAGCATCGGCGCTGCGTCTGCTTATGCTGATCCGACGCTATCTGTTGAGAAAGTCAGGGATTATACCGTTCAAAACGGAACGAATCATGAGGTTTATAGAGTTTCTGTCCAATGGGACAAGCACAGCGTTCAAGATAGAGACTCTTATAGTTTTCCCTTTATCGTGAAAAGGATCGAGCACTGGGCGAACGGTCAAAGTGTTACTACTACCATTGACCAGATCAATAAGTACGACTTCCCCACCAATGACGGGATTAGAGAAAAGGACGATGACGTTAGCTTGCTGAGAAAAGACCCGTCTTGTCCCAATGTGATGCTGCCTTGTATCCCGGTGGTTAAGGTGGACTATGTTGTGATCGCGAGCGATTACCAAACGGTTTTAGCATCTGCGAGTGTTACACCTGGTGATCCCGGTTCTGTTAGCGGCGGAGATCCCGGCGAGGATGACACAGGTGGAGGAACCAACCCAGGAGGTGGAAGCGGAGGAGGCAGCAACAGTGGGGATACTGGAGGCGGGACCGGTGGAGATGATGCTGGTGGCGGCGGCAATAACCCAGGAAACGGAGCCGGTGGAGGTGATACCGGCGGTGGAGGTGGCGGCTGCGGCGTCGGTTGTGAGTTGCTGGCCTGCCCTGGATGGGAAGACATAGCAGCCCTGTTTGCCGATGCAATCGGGAAGGAGATTCCACCGCCTCCGGATTGGGAGGAAGTTGCTGAGACGTTCGGTAACGAACTGATCCCCCGTTTTGAGGAGATGTTAGGTCATCCGCCAGCGCCGCCAAAGATTGAAAAACCGTCGGTCCCTAATATGGATTCGGACATCGTTGAATCAATATGGCCTACTGCAACGGATTCCACCCCGCCAGCCACTAAGCCCGACTTTGGCAGTGTACCTGACATGCAGATCAATCCAGATAACACCGGCGGGATCGACCTGAGGAACGCCGATCCAACGGAATCTATACCGCACGATCCGCCCGGTTACACACCGATTCCTGGGCAGGAGAACGGCGGGATCACGCCACAGACGAAACCAATTGAAACCCCCGCGCCTAGTGGGGGAGGCGTGGCGCAGCCGCCGCCCGACGCTTTACCGACTCCGGGAACGTCAGCGGGAGAGCTGCCAACGCCAGGAAGTTCGACGGAGGCACCGCCGGTGCCGACGCTACCGCCGCCATAGGAAAGGAGGAATACGATGAGCTGGCGGTTTCTTCCCTTAATTGTTTTGCTGCTGATCGGGTTATTCCCGGTTCATCCTGCCGATGCAGCGCAGCCGCGCGGTCTTTTATATGGCAAGACGATGTATCAAAACAACCAGGTTCCCCATCCCAATAACATTAAGTACGACAATCCAAGACCGCAGGCGACGGATGGCGACCTGTCTACATCAGTGACGACTACAAGCATAGCTGATGCGGCTGTTTGGTATAAGTTTGATTCGCCTGTAACAATAAGCGCAATTCGGATTCACTACACTGGATCGACGAAAGTATGTTTTGCCGAATATAACCGGAATCAGCTGTACTGCACGGACAGTACTAAACCCGAATTTAAAAACGGGGAAGTTTTCCCGATCAACCCCGTGTCAAATGTGACCTGGGTTTACTTTGGATATGCGTATGGGCATCCACCGTCCACTGTTTACGAGTTTGACGTCTACTCAGGCGTGCCCGACACGCAGCCGCCGCCAAACCCCCAAATAGTGGAAGTCAAGCCGGGGGAAGAAGACATTACGCTGACCTGGAAAAACCCTTCCGTAACCGACTACGATTACACGGAAATCTACCAGGATGGCAATTTGGTGGGAACAGTTGACAAGACGATCACATCATACAAAGTGACGGGCTTGTCTCCCGCCACTTCATACACGTTTGTTTTGTACGGCGTGGACACATCAGGAAACCGATCGCCGGGTTTAACGGTGTCAGGGACTACATTAAAGTGGCGTCCGCCGCCACATGATGTAGAGCTGACCATCAGAGTGAATCGGCATAATTACGTGGCTCTTAGTTTTTCGGCTGCTGAAGCCGATTCCATCGACATATACCGGGACGGTAAACTTTTGTACACAGTTTCCGGCCGGGACGTGAGTTACACAGATGCGAGCGTTCAACCCATGACTCACTATCAATACTGGATCGTGGCGAAGAACCCGAAAGGGAATACGGCCAGCGGGATCGTGGACGTGACCACCCCCAATATTCCACCGCCCGAAAATGTGAACATATCAGGCCGGGGGGCAAAGGATACCGTTACGCTGACGTTCTCAGCGAAGAACGCTGACTCGATCAAGGTTTACCGAGACGGAACGCTGATTGCTACGCTGCCCGGGAACGCCACGTCATACATGGACAAAGGGCTGACATCTCAAACCAACTATCAATACTGGATCGTCGCCAGTAACGCCGGAGGAAACACGGCCAGCCCGCAGATCACGGTGCGAACAGCCGCACCGGCTGCCATCAAAGGCTTACGTGCTATCGAGACGAAGACAGACCAAGTGACATTTGCCTGGGATAAAGAACCGTCCGCAGAAAAGTACGTGATAACCTACACCGTAACGCGTAACGGCCAATCCACCACGTTCACGACAGACACGAAAGCAAACACGTTCACGGTTCCTAACTTACAGCCAGATGACCAGGTAGTTTTTCAAGTCGCTATCTACAATGCTGCATTCGGTACACACGGAGCTGCGACGCTGACTGTCACCGTTCCGCGGTTCAATATTCCAACGTACCCAACGCCACCAGGCGGGGGTGGGATCGGAACACCCAATGACGTGTTTGAATCGGCTGTTTCCCTGGCTTCAAACTTTTGGCCTTTTCTACTTTTAAGTTTGGCTTTCATTCTGGTTCCTTGGCTATACGGCCTGATAGTCAAGGCGTCAAAGAAGCCGAACCCAGGAATAAACATTAATCCGGCAGCCGTAAAGAAACGGGAATTAGACCGAATCATCAGGCTTGCCTTACGAAAGGAGAAGTAACGTGTGCGAGACGTTTTCCAGAACGCTATTGAGGCTCTCAGTTCCATCAGCGTGCCGATTTTTTGCCTAACCATCGTCGCCCTGGCAGACGAGCTGTTCCTCTTGGCAAAACGTTCCTTGATATCTGCTCGTCTTAGGAGCCGCCGCCGATGATTAGGGAATGGGCATCCGGCCTATATTCGTTCCTGGCGAACGCGTTCGGAACGCTCTTTAGTTACCTGGGCGACCTCTTCGGACGGTTTTTTGACAGTCTGATGCTGCTTTTACTCCGTATCTTCATGCCAATATGGCAACTGATCGCCGCAATATTTTACTTCCTGTACAAACTTGGCATGTTGATTCTCTCCGTCATCGAAGTGCTGTACCGCCTGGTCTACTTCTTCGTGTACGTGATGAAAGGGCTGTTTGTGACGCTGATCGGCCTATCGTACAACGGCCAGAAAGCCGTGCTGCCGGCCAGATACCAGGAAGTCTTTGACAACATACAGCCGGCCCTCCAGATCGTGCAAATGGATAAAGTCGCCGTTCTTTGCCTTTGGGGCGTATGGATATTCGTCGGGATCGCGCTGATCAAAGTTGTGGGGGCAAGAAACTGATGAACAATCCGTTTAAGAACCTGATTGACAATATCTTTGCGCTGCCTGAATCAATCCTAGAACTGATAAAGGACAAACTTTACGGAGCCAGCCAATTGGTCGGCCAGGGGATAGATATAAGCGCTTGGCTGGCTCCCATCTCCCTGCTTGGCCCGTCCTGGGTGCGAGTGATTAACTCTCTGCTGGCTGGGGCAACCCTGGTTTTCACGTTCTGGATCGCCAAACGCATTTACGCCCTTTACCTCCAGTTTAAAGAAGGCGTGCGCTGGTGGTAACAGCAAGAAAAAGAGCAGCCTATTCGGCTGCCCGTGCTTGCCGCCACTTGTTCACGCCGTAGATGGTCCCGAAGTAAACCGCCAGGGTGACCCCGGCCAGGAAAAGGGGCGGAAAGGTGTTTTGCTGCGTGTAGCTGATCCAGATTGTTCCCACAACGGCTGCCGTGTGGCTGATAACATCCAAGACTTTTCCCCACTTGTTCATAGTCATTCATCCTTTCGATAGATTGTATATACAAAGTATATACATAAAACCGACGATAATCAACCCTTATTTTTCCGAAGGAGAGGTTTACATGCAGCAAGCCCAATCATTGGTGTTTGAGTATTTTTTTCAGATCGGCGCGGGCCTGTCTGCCGGAATAGCCTGCGTCGTCATCCCAGCCCGCCTGGTCTACCTGTTCATCGCAAACAAAATCAGCGCAAGAAACGCGAGAAATGGAGGCATTGACTGATGTTTGGACTTAACGGACTGAAAAGCAGCGGGAAGCAGACTGCTGCGCAACAACTACGTGACCGTGTGATTATCTTTGACGAGGACAACAAGACGTGCGAAATTCTGCCGGTGGATTCCGCCGATGAAGAAGTAGTCCGCGCCGGTGATAAGACGATCCCCCGCGCCGACCTGGAGCTGCGGCTATCCAAGCAGGGCCGCGTGTTCGTCCTCAATGCACCGGCCAAGATCGTAGAGCTGACGCAACACCTGGCCCGCGTCGAACGGAACACGATCATTCGGCAGATCGCCCAGTACAACAAGCAAGACGAAGACCTACGGGCAGATTGGCAGAAAATTGCGCTGCTGGCTGCCCTGGTCATCGTGTCCATCGTAGCAGCAGCAACGTAAGGAGGGAACGACATGGCAACAGCCGACAAACTGCAACAAGTGATCGGAGACGATTTGTTTCCCACGGTACAGAACATCTCGGACGTTAAGCAGGTTTTAGACTTTATGCGGCCCGTCTCCCAACCTCTCCGCGAGGAGCAGGTGCGGGCGATTCTGTACCTACAGGAGTTAGGAAATAACCGCGACATGCACCCGGACGGCAATCCCTACAACGACCTAATAAAAGTGATCGTTGAATACCGCGAGAAAATCGCTGATCCGGATTTCTACATCGACACCATCGAGGCGCTTGTACCGAAGCCGCCGCGCCCGATCCTCATGACCGGCGACGGCCAGTTCAAGAAGATAAACCCGAAGTAAGGAGAGTGACACCATGTTGGGAAGGAAGAAAAAACAAAAAGCAGTCGTAGAAGCATTAAAAAAAGACTCGGCAGCCGTCAAAGAGTTCCTGCTTTCGCTGAAAGTCAATCATGAGCAGACCTTTTCCGATGAGGAAAAACAGGCTTTGGAGGCCATAGACAAGTACCTGGAGAACCTTGGCATCTTTTTCGCGGGATTCGAGAAGGGATTGAGGTAACATGGCTCACTTCATCGGCATACAGGGGCTTCTGGGGGCCGGGAAGACGACCACAGCCTCCATGTTGGCGCACTACTACAAAAACCGGGTGGAAACCCTGGGCGGCAGCCTTAAACTGTTTTCCAACTATGGCTTGCGCGGCGCCGAAGATATGACCCATTTCTCCGACTGGTTCAAGGTGGCAGACGCGCACGGCAGCATAATTGTCTGGGACGAAGGGCAAACGCAGTTTGACAGCCGGGAATTTTCGTCGTCTGACCGGGTTTTCAGCACGCAACTGCTGAACTACTGCCGGAAAATGAACAGCGTACAGATCATCGTGGCCCCTAATTTTTCAAACATCGACAAGCGGATTCGCCAGTTAACGGAAGTGTTGATTAACGTGGTCAAGATCGGCAATCGCGGCATCCGCCTGGAATACTACGATTACCAGGCGGGGAACGGGGAAAGCAACCTGGGGCGTTTCCTTCACTCCCGGTTCCTTCCCGGCAGCAAGGTGCGGCAAATTCACGGTTTACACCTGTTCGACACCTATCGAATGGTGCGCGGGTTCCCCATGCCGAAAACCGAGCGACAAAAAGCTGACTTCTGGGTAAAGCTGGAGGAACACCACCAGGAAGCACGCAAACGCCTGGGCCTCCACCCGATTGAAACGTTCAAACCCGTACTTGACAAGGAGGAGGAAACTGCATGACGTCATTTAGCATCGTTCCCGTTCGCCGTGTCCGCGATCCACGTCAATTACTCTATCACTACCCGTCCATCCCGGTCGTGCGGTACGCGCAGCTGGCCGCCGACTTTTATCAAGACCAGATGTTGCGCCTGGCCGAAGAGTTGGCCCACCGACAGGGTTTCGTTCTGGTTCCCGCCTCCTGCCTGGGGTGGCGAAAAAAACAGGAGATCGCTGCAGAACGTCAGGTGTACATCGGCAGGCGTAGCTTCTACATGCTCCGTCCGGATGAACTGACAAAGAGCGAAAAGGAAAAAATTATGGACTATCTGGCGGAATTGGAGGCGGACGTATCATGATGCTTACGCCCAGGGCGTCGATTTTGTATCAAGTGCATTCGATTCGGGGGTTCATTAAAAGCGGATCGCCCCACCTTGCACTCTTTGAACTGGACAGGCTTGAACAAGCGTTGATCGCCATGTTTGACCGGGAATTAGGGATTCGCAATCAATGAGGAGGGGAAACATGCTGCGGAAGGACTACAGACGCGACGAAATCTTGCTAACGCTGCGCCGGGCGCGCCTTCACGTCGGCGTCGGCCAGATCAAAAAGGGGCTATCCTATCTCGACGAGGCGGAACGCATCATAAGAAAGTGGACATTTCAACCAAAAGGCGCTTATTTAAGCAAACAATAAAAAAAGGGTTGATAAAATCCTTTTGGATTGTATATACTTTGTATATACATCATGAAAGGAGAATTGCCATGTACCAAGTGCAAAAGTGGGGAAACAGCCTGGGCATTCGCATACCGAGTGCGCTTGCCAAACAGATCGGGCTGACGGAAGGGACACAGGTGGATTTGGAAATCGTTCTGGACTCGCTGGTGATTCGTCGCAAACAACAAGCCCTGGAGGAGCTGCTGGCGAAGGTTACGCCAGACAATCTGCACCGGGAAGTAGAAACCAGCGGGCCGGAGGGTAACGAAGTATGGTAGACCAATACGTACCGGATCGCGGCGACATCGTTTGGCTCCAGTTCAATCCGAAGTCAGGCCATGAGCAAGCGGGGAAACGACCAGCCCTGGTGCTTTCCCCCGGACAGTATAACGGAAAAGTCGGCCTTGCGCTGTTGTGTCCTCTCACCACCAAGAAAAAGGGCTACCCTTTTGAAGTGGATTTACCGCAGGATTTGCCCGTTGAGGGTGTCATCCTGGCCGACCAGGTGAAAAGCCTGGATTGGAAAGCGCGGCAGGCGACGTTCATCTGCAACGCCCCGGACGAAGTGGTGCAACAAGTGCTGGAGAAAGTCAATCTGCTGCTTTCTCCCTGACAAAAAGGGGGCACGACCTGACAGGGCGTGCCCTTCCCTATTTCCAGAACTGCCACCATTTTCTTTTCGCTTGCTCCTCCTGGGCGGCAGCCAGCATCTTGCGCGTTTCCAGAACGGCTTCCATAGCCTGAAGCAGTCGTTTGTCGCGCTCTTCGATCCGTTCCAGTAACGCCTGGTGGAACGCCTCTTGCTTTTGTAAAAACTCGTCAAAGCGTTTTTCCAAGGAGAAATAACGCTCATCGGAACGCTCTTTATCAGCAGGAACGATACCCGTTCCTGGCTCCGCATCCGCACGGGTCAAATACATAGCACACACAGCTTTTGCAGCGTTCTCCAGACTCATTTTAGCGGATAAAAACTCTTTCATCTTGCGTAACGCTACAAGATCGGCTTCGCGGTATGCGCGTCGATCATGTTCGTCGCGGATGAAGCGGTATCCCTCCGCCTCCAGGCGCAGCGACCATTTCCGCAGCGCAGACGTCGAGATGCCAAGCAGATCGGCCACGTCATTGGCCCAGTACGTGCGTTCAAAGGTGTTACCCATAGCGTCACCACCTCAATATCACTTTCGACACCCATTACAATTCACCTTCCAATCACCCAACAATCATTTACAAGTCACCTGAAAGGTGATAACGTAAAAATAGTTGGAAAGGGAGGTAAAACCATGAAAGAATCTGACAGCAATAAACGAACACCGGTCAAGCTGCCCGATCACTGGAGAAATGAACTTGAAAAAATGAGCGAAGAAACAGGTATTGCCATGTCTCATCTTATGGCCATGGCTACTATCAGCATGTTGGTGAACTACCGTATAAAGGGTGCCTTTATCTTTGCCGACCTTCTCAATCCAGAGCATAAGAAAGGATGAAAAACATGACAAAAGAGTACATAAAAGACGAGCTAAAGGTGTTTGTTGTCCCTTGCAGCATATTAGATTTTCCCGACCTTACGATTTACGAAAAAATGGTTTATGTGGTCTTGCGTTCTTTTGCCAACCCACGAGAAGCTATGGCTTTCCCGAAATATGCCACTATCGCTGCTCTTGGGAGCATGAGCAAAAGGCAAGCTATGCGCGCTGTTCAGGGGCTTGTTGAAAAAGGGCTACTCCGTAAACAAATGAACTTCGTGCCAACCGAAAGCAGAAAAATGCGTCAAACGTCCAACATATACTACTTAGAAAATCCAGAGAATCGTATGGGTGACCAACAGTCACCCCACCCAGTGACTGACAGTCACCCCCCCCGTGACCAACAGTCACCCCACCCAGTGACTGACAGTCACCCCCCCCGTGACCAACAGTCACTCCAAGAACAAAAACAAAAGAACAGAACCAAAAAGAACAAAACCATTGAACAACAACAGGAAAAGGTTGTTGTTGTTCCTGAATCAATCCGGTCATTTTTTTCTGAAAGGAATATACCCGTATCGGAGCAGATTATCAGCGATTGGTTAGGAATTGCCAGTGAAGAAACAATCCTACAAGCTGCGAATGAGGCGATCAACAAACGAAAAAAAATCGACTCCATAGTAGCCTACATAGGAGGAATGCTGAAAAAGGGATATACGCCGTCTGTCCAGGTAAATGGCGTTATGGAGGACAAGCTACCCGAAGCAGTCTTATTACAACAAGAGTTAGAGAAAGCAGAGAAAGAGACGGCTGCAGCCAGTGAAGCGATATCAATTGAAGACGATCCAGAGTTAAAGTCCATGCTTGAGCAATTGAGAAGATCAAAAGGCTAAACCCCCAGGATGGCCGCAGGAGGCGTTTTGTTCCTGGGGGGATATAAGAGTACCCCCCGTTCCAGAAAAACGGCTGAGAAAGGGGGTGAGGAGCGTGGACGAAATCGCGTTACTGTACTTTCAGCAGTTGGAAAAAAAACTGCGATCAAGCAGCAGCCTGATCGCCGAAACGGTGGTATGTTCGGGTGAAAGGGTCAAGGACGGAAGGAAAGTCTATCTATACCGCGCACTTTTCAAGTGCAAAAAGACTTTTAGAGTGCGAAAGGTAGAGATAGACGACCTTGGCCGGGTCGTTTCCGATCCTTGAAACCCTACGCCAATTCTACCACGGATATGCAAGATTTTATACACTGGATGAAAATGGATAATGCGAGAACGGCGCGGTTTT